AAACTCAATAATTGCTTGGTTATCTTTAGCTTGTTTCTTCTGTTCTTCTGTTCCATTTTGCATTACATAGTTCAAAGCTTCTTGAGCTTTTGTTAATTGCAATACAGCAGATACCATTCCACCAACAGCTTCTGAACCTTTATCAAATCCTTCAGCAATCCTGTCACCTGTACTTAGAGCATTAAAATCTGCAACAGTGCTTTTCAGGATATCCTGATAGTATTTAAGTTCAGCAGCAGCACCTTGAGTCGAAGCACCAACTTGCATTTCTGCATTAAACTCTTTTAGAGCAGCTTGAGCAAACATCAAATCAATTGAAGCTTCGTCCAAAGCATCTTGTAGTACTTTAATATCTTCAGCTTTAGCAGCAGGGCTTGTTGATGCTCTAATCAGGGCTTGCTCTTGAGCTTGGAAAGCGACAGCAGCTTTATTAGCCTTGTCTGAAACATCAATGTTCTTCTGTTCTAGTCGGTCCAGTTCTGCATAATACCCTTGTAAGTAAGCAATCTTTTCAGGAGAAGCAAATAGCATGGCAGTATCTCTAGCTACACTACGTTCTCTTTGTGCAAGTAATTTAGACTCTTCTTTTGAAAGAGCATTAATTGCATCTTTGAATTGCATTACTTGAGCAATTGCTTCGTACAGACTATCACCATAGTGCTTGAAAGCTTCAACTTGTAAAGCTTCTTTCTGCGCTACAGCAGCTTCACGATTAGCTCTTGCTTTTTCCTTAATGGCTCTAATATCGTCATCATACTTCTTATAATCTGCAGCAGATTTAGAGGATGCACCAAAACCAGCACCAGCAGCACCAAGTGCTCTAGCTTCTTCTGCGTTTGAATCTTGTACAAATTTACGAATACTTTGCAGTTGTTCTTGATGGCTTGAATCCATCTTACTAGTCAAAGCATCTCTGTAAGTCTGTTCGGTAATCAAACCGTATTTACGAGAATTAGAAAGTAAATCTTGCTCAACCTTGAATCGTTTTTGAACAGCTTCAAGTTCTTTATTTAGACTAGTCTGAAGTTTAGCAAAGCGATCAGAGCCTGCACTGTAAGCAGTTTTATCCTGAGCTTCTTCCCAAATCTTACCAAACATTTTATCGTAGTTTGCTCTTTCGATCTTACCTAGACTAGCATCCCAAGTTGCAAAATCAACCTTTGCGTTACGTGCAGATTCTGCATATTTAGCTAGAATAAATTCACCGCGAGTCATATTCTTAGCACTGATATTAGCAGCAAAAGCTTGGTTATTCAATGATTCTGTAAGTCCCTTCATAGCAGCAGCTTGACTTGCTGCGTTGTTGTTCTTTTCAGTTAATTCTTTAATTTCTTTCAGGCGTTTAATTTCTGTTTGATGCCATTCAGTTGATTCAGTATTTCTACCTCTCTTAGCATTACGTGCTTGAATATCAGAAAGTTCTTTTTCCCGTTTAGCGAGTTCTTCTAGGACAGGAGCATCAACAAAGAAACTCTTGAAGAAAGAATACAGACCATGACCTGATTCAGCTAAGGCACGACCAAGCTTAGTCAGCTTGCCAGACATTTTATCAATATCTTCAGCAGCAGATTTTGTTGCTCTTGCGTATTCATCTGTAGCTAGTGCAGTTGCTTTATAGACTTCTCCATTACGCATTGCATTAGCAACAAGTTCAATTACCTTTACGTTAACCTTTCCAGTTTGTGTACCTAATTCAATCAAAGCTTGCACTGGATCTTTATTAACCTTTGCAAAAGCTTTAACTGTTTCTTCTGTACTGATACCGATCTTACGCATTGCTTCAGTAGCTTGCACAACAGACTTAATACTTTCTGGTCGGAATCCACCTTCTTTAGCCATTAAGCTAAGAATCTCCAGTGTATCTGATGCAGCTACTCCTGTTTTCTCATACGCAATTGCCAAAGCCTTAGCAGATTCAATATTCAATGAAAGACTTGCTGAATTCATTACTAAACTTTTACTTAAGTCTTCTTCCAACTTAATAACGTCATAGAATGCCTTACCTAGGGCAACCAAAGAACCAATAACTACAAGGATACCAGCACCTACAACCATAGACAAGCCTGGGATCTTTGTGAGAGCAAAAGTAAACTTATTGATTCCAGTTTCAGAGTCCATTAAAGAATCTTTGAATTCTTTAGCAGCTTCCTTACCCTGCAACATACTCTTTGCTGCAGCTACAATCCCGATTGAAGCATTTCCCACTGCTGTGGTACTCCAATTACCCATGTCACGGACCATCCCAGCAAACATGAAACCTACAGCCTTACCTGTATTCAGGATACTGTCTTTCATTTCAGACATGCTCTTTTGCATCAATGGACCCATCTCTTTGGCTTTTACACCAAACATACCCATCTGGTCACGTAACTGACCACCTTGTTGCAATAGGACTGTTAGTAAACCTTGACCAGTAGCTAACCCTACAGTAATGTCAGTAATCTGAGGACCAAGTGCTCTTGAGATATGATCAGCTTCAGTTGATCTTTGTAATCTGGCAAGTCTTTCAAGACCCATTCTATATTCATTGAGTTTAGAAGTTTGTTCATCTAAAGTCAAACCACTCTTCTTTAATTGCATTTCAAAACGCATTAAAGCATTGGCTGATCCCTTTGAAAGGTTTTCATTTGTATTGTTTAACTGATAGTTGAGTTTTTCTAATTGAGAAGTAATAAAGCTATTTGCATTAGCTACATCCTTAGCAGCTTGAATCTCTGCACGGGCAGCTTTATTAGCAGCTTCTTCAGCTAATTTAGATTCAGCACGCAACTTATTTCTAATTGCAGATTCACGAATATAAGACTCCTTCAGAGTTTCGCGTGCTTCAGCAAGCTCTAATGCGCTCCTGCCTTCTGACTTATATCTCTGCTCTGTCTTTTCTAACTCTCTTGAATAATTTATAAGTTCTTCACGAGTCAATGAAAACCCTTGAGCTTGCAGTTCGTTAACCTTGGTCAGTTCAGCAGATTCTTTCTTTATCTTAAATAGACCCGATGCAGAGTTATCAAACGTATTTACACCAACAGTTCGATTCAGATCTTCAAAAGATCTCGCAAGGATCTGTAGCTGCTCTCCGGTCCCACCAGCCAACTTCATTGTAGCTAATTGAGCAGCTTGAGATTTAGTGAACCGATCACCTAGATATACTAGGCCATCAGCAACGTCAACCATTTCTCCACGGAAAAATTTCATGGTGTTAGTCTGCTTCTCAAGCATCCTCTCAGCACCACCTAAAGCCTCTCCAAGGCCCTTCTGAGCCTTGACTGATCTCTCAGTAGCTTCACTAGTTTTTAACTCAACGTGTACTCGCCTAGCAGCATCCAAAGCGGTCTTTTCATTGAGTAGATTAAGCTTTGCTTGAGCTAAAGCGGCGGCTGTATTCTCGCTAGTTAAACCCTTTGATGCATTAGCTAACTCTTGTACTTTTGAGATAAGGTTATTGATACGATTTTCAGCTTCTGCAAACTTAGTAGTATCTGCATCGAACTTAATTGCACTTAGTTCTAATGACATATTTATTCTCCATTCTATTTGGATTATTTGTTTAGTATTCATTAGTTTCAAATACTAAAGAAATAAACAGTACCTGACTATAACAAAAATCCTGTACTCAATTTCTCAAGTACAGGATCAAGTTATTTGTTATTCTTATTTGCTTTTTCTGTCCTTGCGTTAATAGCTTCAAGAGCAATCTTATCAAGAACCTTTATTATTCTAATCTCCCAAGGTTCAGGTAATATGCTATTCAAATTAAAGTAAGCTTGCATTTCTAAATAAGAAATAGGCTGTGGACCAAAACCGCCCTGCCTTGTATTATTTAGATTAATGAAGTCTTGCCAGCAGTATTTAAATACTTCAGGAAGTTCAACCAAATCTTGTAACTCAGTTGGAATTTTCTTTGTAATTTCTTGAACCTTAAGCAAGTGCTGTCTTAAAGAATGCCCATCTGCTTGAGGAGCATCTAATTCAAACTCTTGCTTAGTATAAGTAATCAGTTGTTCTAAATCTTCATCACTGAAAGTTTAGTAGCTGATCAGCTTCTTCCTCCACTTGATCACGAATCCAAGAATGTTCTTTGAAGATGCGGGTAGCATTTTCCTTTGTAAAAGGAACTTCCTTACCATCTTCTTCAAAACCCTTCCAAGAGATAACCTTAACAACTGCACGTTCTACAGCCATATCTTCAGCTTCTTCTAGATCAATATCATCTACATCCTTGCCCTTGCGCTTTGCAATAACTGCACGCTGACGTAGTTCTTCAAACTTCTTGCGACCGTATGCACGTACAATCTTTGATTGACTACCACGAACCTTAATGAATGCCCCGGTAGGAGTATCACTGCCAGGAATGGTTAATTCAAATTCATAACCAGCTTCAGCCTTATCGGCTAGGTTATTTGTTACTAGATCAAAACCCATGTTAATTTCCTTTCTTGTTGATGAATAAAGAGAGATTAACTCTCTGCATTAAACGTATTTTAACATATTGAATCCAAATTAGCAAGGGATAGACAAAGAAAAAGCCCTCTAGCTTTTAAACTAAAGGGCTTTATTTATTAGATAGCAGTGTCTTGGATTTGAATGGTGCTTGCTGGTAGGCCAGCAGTTGTAACATCATTCAACAAAGCCACGAATGAGTGTTGTTGGATAATTCCGAGTTCAGCATCCGCCTTAGTGGCAGAGCCAACCTTTACACGAGGTAAAGTAAAGGACATTGCTTGAGCAGTCTTACTATTGTCTGCTGTCAAAGCAAACACTAGAGAAACAACAACTTCATCCTTGAAATAATCACGGAAAGCAGCATCTTCAAAGTATGTGCTAAAGTTACCATTAACCTTGATACGACCTGTGAACACGTCTGAAGCAAAGTTAGATCCCACTACGTTAGCAGCTTCTAGACCACGCTCTAGCGTAAAGTCAGCAGCAGTGATAACAGCGATAGGTACACCATTAACAACAACAGCACCGTTTACAGCAGTGAACAGACCATTAGTGTTAGCAACAGTAGGTGTAGTGAAGTACTGAGTAGTACCAGTTTGCTCTAGGTTCTTACCAAGGAAGTTAAAATCGCAAGTAACCATACCTGTTGAAGGTAATTGTACTGCCATTGAACCAACCTTCATACCAGTATAAACTTCAGACTGAGCAATATCAGAATAGAATTCTTCGATTGTATAAGACTGATTGGTATGACCTGTTAATGGAGCGAATGTTACTTTACCTTGTACTTGAGCAGTACAAGAAGCAATCGTTGATTCTGCAACCATTGGAGTACCAGAAATTACACGAACAGTCAGAGCCAATGCAGACATTGATACAACTAGTGCATTGTTAGCTTGGTTTGCTACGTTTAGACCAGCACCAGTTAAGCGAATGATATTACCAACTTGCAAACCGTCAGTAATCCATGAGCCTGCTGAGCGAGAAATCGTAAACAGTGAACCAGATACAGCAATTGACAGTGTAGCAGTAGTAGAAGTTACACCAGTAGTGAAGTCACGAGCAATTACACTTTGCATGAAATCAGAGTAAGAACCAGGGGATAGTTCACCATTGATAGCACCTTCAGCTTTACGAACACCGTGTCGCATGTCAGCAACTTGGAAGTCTGTCCGAATTTCTGCACTTTCAATTACATCCTTAGTTAGGTTGAAGTTTGAAGTTACACGGCGGATATACTTAGCACCGGATGCACCAGCTAAAGTTCCCCAGGTAGATTCTAATTTGTAAGCAACCTTTTTTGCAGTTCCTTTTGCAATCGTCATATTTATTTCTCCAATGTATTCAGGGCCTGACTAGGTGCAGACAAAACCATGTTTGTATTTAATTTATTCATAAACTTCAGTGATTGCACTGATTATTACAGGGACTACAATACGATCTTCCGTAATTGCTGTTCCTGCAACCTTCGGGGTTTCTAAGATTAGAATCTTAAAACCAGCTTCAAATAAGGTAGTACCTTTCTTGAAATGCTGTCTAATAAGCTCGGCTCTTGTTAAAGCTGCAGCAGTACCTTTCCCTTTAACATCAGCAACGAACACCTGAAACTGAAAATTCTCTCTGTAATATCCTGTACCAAAAACAGGATCATCAGGTTGTTCAATATAGAACTGAGTACTTTGATACATCGCATTTGCTGGCGGTGTAAAGTGCAAACCTTCATATGCCGTTGGGATATCAGGAGACAAGGCTTTCAGATGCTTTTCACAAGCTCTTTTACTTTCAATAATTGCCAAATCTATCTCCTTAAAATCTGTCAAATGGTATTTTATAAAGCCTTTGGATTGCTTCTAAAGTCGGCGCTTTCAAGCCGTCAGGAGCTTGCCGAGAATAACCGCCCTCTAGACGTCCTTTAGCCCTCTTAAACAATGTATTATTTATACCGGGAGTTAAAATATAGGGAGTAGCATTACCTAGTGTAATTGTATCCCCAAGTTTATAACCATGCATTACAGTACTTAAACTTGCTTTCAGAGTACCAGAACCAGAGTCAAAAGAACTACTATCAAACGTAATTGAATCTGAGTTCAATCCAAACATCCAGTTACCTCTTGTCAGACCGGCTTGCTCTTTCCAACCGTACTTGTCTTCTCTGGTGTGGTAATAACCCCAGTATTTATCTACATCACCTAGTGGGGTAATCCTAATAACTTCAGAAGACCATTCATACATTACAGTATTTATAGTAGCCTTTAATTTCTTAACTACTTGGTTTCTGTAATCTTCTAAACTCTTAAGTAAATCAGTAACATCTGCACTGAACATACTCAACCTCTTACAGCAGCTACACGATATAGAACAACTGCGCCATTTGCAAAATGACTTTGAAAGCTATCTACATTAAATTGCAAGGAATTATATAAAATAAAATCCCCTTGCTTTGGGACAATGCCTGATGCAGAGGAAATATAAAATAGAATTGCTTCCTTACCAATCAGGTCTGGATAATTATATGCATTAGCTTTAATGTGTTTTGGATATGCTTTGATACTATAATCAATGTCTGTAGAAGTTACTTCTGATGTATTTACATTATAATTTGTTGTACCGACTTGCTTGTATGTTACTGCGGCACCATGTCTTTCAATAGCTTTTGTGGCTGCATTAAGAAATAAATCCATATGCACCTCAAATAGTAAAGAAGCCTGTTGGGATTCCTGTATAACTTACAGAAGGTCTTTTAACAATGTTATTATCGGTATTGTCATCATTAGTCTGCATCTGAGAAACAGACACACCACCAACCCAACCTTGGCAATTTTGCAGAACAGGATTTGAGTAGGGATCTTTTAGATATAAAGTCAAAGCTTGCTTATATGATTCAGCAGCTTTAGAACCCTTAATACTAAAAATATCAACTTGCTCATCACCTCGCATACTTAGATTAAATAAGATGGATCTGGCAGCATCCATAGATGCTCGTGATACACTACCTGAATTCTTTTCCAAGAAATACTCATAAGTACTGTCTGGAAGGATTGGTAATGTAATATCAGTATCCGCAACTAAAACCCGGACTTTTTCAATATCATTTAATGTCATATTATCTCCTGTTTTAGTATCTATTTTAAAAGCTAATTCATAACTCTTAAAATAGAAGCCCCGAAGGGCTTCAGTCCAATATTAGTTGGAGCTAGTGAACTGTACGACAGCTTGAGGGCGACGTAGTAGGTTCAGGAAGTTAGATTCAGATTCAACTTCAATCTTGCTTCCCTTTTGGTCCTTATAGGTCCAGACATATGCTTGCTCACCGATAGTATTGACTAGGTCAAACTTAGAAGCAGGGCTGAAATATGTCTTGAAGGTATCCATTGTACCAGTAGGAATCATATAGGCTTCAGCATCAGGGATTAGGGCCTGACCACCTAGTGAACCACGGTACTCAATGAAACGAACACCAGCGTGATCAAAGATTTGATAACGACCAGAGCGATAACCATTGCGTTGACCTTCTTGAGTACTTGCGTAGAACTTGTAAGCTTCCTTGACGTTAGCTTGACGAGTTAGCTTGTTGAAGAAGGTAGTACCACATAGAACCACGAAGCCAGTAGCAACTTCACCAGACAATAGATTGTCTTGAATACTTGCAACACCTTCTTGGATCTTCTCGTTTACTTCAGTAGTAGCAGTACCTAGTACGCAGTCTACAGACTTACGAGTAACACCAAAGTCAGTGTAGAAGTTAGCAGTGACAGTACCGTTAGGAGCATACTGAGTACCGTTAACAATAGTCCATGCACGAGCACGTTCTAGGGTCATGGAGTGCGCCATACGGATACGAGCTAACTTATCAGCGATAGCACGAGCTTCAGTATCAGGCTGGTCAGTAGTACCATAAGCACGACGACCTTGTAGCTCATGAGCAAACAGAGCGTCATCATAAGGGTGGTGAGTAGTTGCATAAGCATGAATCTTTGCGACATCATCCTTACCTACGTTAGCACGAGTGCCACGAACCTTGTCACCAACTAGGGCGATAGTGCCACCCTTTGATTCAAAAGTTAGTGAATTCTGAGCAATACCTTGCTCACTGAAAATGCCTAGTTCACCAATTAGACCCCAGGTGTTTGGGATAACATTTAGTTCTTGTGTATAATCAGTTACTTCAAACTGATTTTGAAAGCTACGAGCAGTAGTCATAATTTAATTCCTTATTCTTATTAGATAGTATCTTGTACGATGATACCTACGGTAGCTAGTGAAGCGTACACAGCAGCCTTTTCAGGATCAGTATCAACGGAAGCGCCTAGAGTTAGACCACCCTTACCAACCATAACAGGGCCACGAGCTAGAACTAGGACAGAAGTATCAGTAGTAGCAGGAACAGCTTTGTCTTCAATAACTACAGCAACTGCGTTCTGTGAACCATCAGCAGCAGTGGCTTCAACAATCTTGTACTTACCAGATGCAGTGATCTTACCTAGAACTGTACCTACGGTATAAGTCTTTGCAGAACCTTCTAGGGCAGTTACTACTTCACGGCAGTAAGCTAGAGTTGGTTCGTATTCATGCTTGACAACATGTGAAAAGCGAAAGGTATCTGTGGAAATTAGCATTTTATATTTTCCTTTAATATTAATAAACTGGTTAACCTTAGTACGCTCCACCCATGAGCATGAGAATGTGGATCACATTGAAATAAGGTTCTAAATTTTCTACGAGGTAGACCTGTATAAACTGCAAGTTCATTTCTGTTACCAATAAAAACATCCGTATCTGAGAAAAAGACATAGATATTCTTATCTTGACAACATAATCTTTCCTTGCGTGTCTTATCGCGTAATGCGATAGTTTCACT